TTGATTTCTTGGCCGGACTGGTTGTCCATCTCTTCCAAGTACCAATGATTGATACGCGAAACAATCTTAAGCGACTTAGCTTGGCTACGATGCAAGCGTGCATGAATAGCAGAGAACACCTTAGCACCTTGCTCAATCAGAGCTTGGGCTGTGCCCACTGGCATGTTGTTGTTTGCTTCGCCAATCTTTTCTTCGGCTGTACTAACCACACCCTTAGCCGCAGTAGTAAGCCAGCCCATCAGTTCCAACAATACACCAGACGGTGGATTGAACGGCATTGGCATGGCAATCTTACGTACGTCGTCTACACCAGGTGCGCCTTCGATCTCGATTACTTGGGTCGGTTCGATCCTGTCGCTCTGACCACCGATGCGTCCGCCTTTGAGCTTAAGCATCGTCTGAGAGTTGTTAATATGCGCGGCGTCAAGAAGCGCACGTAGAGAACCAGTAAGAGCAGCCGATAGACCGCCAATAAGATGAGGCAGCCCAATAGCATAGGCACCGCGCCAAGGAATGAACTTAAACTCGACATACCATTCCAGCTTTTCCATTTTGTCATCATTGGCTTCCCAGTTACGATACAACGCTAGTACTTTGCCAGAAGACTCATCAATCGTTAAAATGTACGGTGCTCTGGCACCTTCAGAAATATCATCTTCATCCATGCGCATGTAGCATGTAATCTCATACACGCGGCGCAGACCGTCAATGTTTTTACCAGACGACTGGCGGCCTTCAATTTTGTTGTTGGCTTTTTCTGACTGAGTCATGTCATCAATCGGAGCATCGGACGTAATGTTGTCTTCAATGTCGCGGTAAATGCCTTGCTCGATGCGTTGCTGGTATATGTCTTCCGTTATGTCTTGCACTTCCGTGATGCGCGCAGAAGTGTAGAAGTTGGTTGTTGCGTAGGGAAGTAGAATGCTGTCGATCGGGATCCACTCACAGATCGGACGCTTTTGTTCCTGATCAAAACGCCATTTGAGATACTGGGATCCACCAAGGGGTAGCTGAGTGAGCAGTTGCTCCATCTCGTCGCGGTACTCTTGGACCTGCTCGGTGAGCTGCCAGTTAAGGAACCCAACCTTGCGGTCTGCGGTCTCTTGTTTGATACGATCTACTTCACCGCGGATGTTGGACTTAACCAAGCCATCGGGTGGTAGTAGTTCTTTTGCAGATGACGAAGCAAAATCAACGCATGCTTCTGCCATAATGGGGTGGACGACTTTGGAAGCCCCATCGAATGTCGCGCCTCCAGGTGCGTCCTTACCTAAGCCAGTTCTACGAAGACCTTCTTCGTATTGCTTGTCTCGTTCTTTACGGGCTTCTTTATCTTCATCGATCAGATCAAGGTAGTCGCTTGCCAACGTATCTAAAAACCCTTCGTCCAATGACTCGGCTAGGTTTTCATAAAACTCGGGATCCTTGAGCGGGCCCTTTTTATCTTGGAAGTTAATTACAACGGAACCATCGTCGAGCTCAACTACTTCTTGCTCGACTTCAGAGGGGTCTAAACCCAAAACCTCTTCGTAATGATCCATTTCGGCTTCTTGCTCAGCCGCTAACTTAACGTCTTCTTCCCGATCTAAGCTAGGTAGATTACCGCCGGTCTGCATTGGTAGTTGGGGTTGTGCCATTATTTAATACCCAGTTCGCAAATTGAATTAGTTGATCTTTGTTTGCGTTTTGTTTCATTGTGTTTGCTAAATGTGATACCCATTGGACATTTCCTTTTACGTAGCCCATATTTGGGTCAATTCTGTCCAATGATGGACTGTTAAATTTTGCAATTTTAGAAGATTCACCCCAACTTAAATTACAGTTAAATACTGGGCAAACATCTGAAGGAATGCTAAATAAATACTCCGCATCCAAATTAAAATCTAAATTTTTTAATTTAGACCTTGTTTTTATTTGATCTAAATTTCTTCTTAGATGTCCGTTTTTTGTGCAGTGGTATTGCTTTTTGTATTCTTTTGAATTAAACATTTTAACTCCCGTAAGTTGAATTTACGGAAACTAGTTTGGGTACGGGCCCAAACAGGCGCTGCAGGCGCTTTTCGTATTCCTATACATACTAATGCAAAATGTTACCCATTCACGCCCCAAAACAATATTTTTTATTGCGCATAGGGATTTGAATATCTTTTTGCCACGTCTTCGTCTGCGTAGTCGTAATCACGGGCTGGCAGTGGATCAAGCCGCACCCAACCCGAGTCCCGTAATACGCGCAATGCTTGGGACAGGGAGTCAACATAGTCATCGTGCCCACCAGCTTCTGGAAACGAACATACCTGCCGGATGAACCGTTTGGCCCAGTCTGCAAAGTCGCCTTTGAGCTTCATGTCTTCCGGTATGTACACCTTGCCCTTAGCAACCAAGGGTGCCACAATGTTAACCCGCTGCACCTTATCTGCGCGGCCTGGGTTGTATCCACGGACCGGTACGCCCGCACCTTGGAGTTCTTGGATTAGCGAGATACCAGCGGATTTGTCTTCCATCAGTATCAGGTCGGCTTTACGGCCCTTGCCAAACTCGTTGTCTGCGCCATAGACGACCTCTTTGAAGTCCTCGATGACTTTACGACGCAGCTCGGGGTAGGACATGTGCGCGTCCCATGCGTCCAGCAGTATGACCGAGGTGCCAGCGTCCAGCTGTTCAAACACGCCCCATACCGTACACGCTGTTGGATCGTTGGTTGTCTTTTCTGAGGTAGCCGGATCGTATGAGGCAATCACATACTCTAGGTCTGGGGTCGCACGATTGGCGGGCCACATCTTAAACTGCTTGCGTTTGATGATACCAGCGGCTTCTGGATCCAAGATCTCGCCATAGATCTCCTGTCTGCCTAGGTCGGTGCCATCATAAGTCTCTAGCTGTTTAAAAAACGTTTCAGACAGATTGGCGCGGTTGTCATACGATGAGGCGTTTGCTACATAAACGTCCCCGCCTACTTTTCCCTCGTTGAGATCAACGATGAGCTCTTTTGGCTTGGGGGTGGTGGTAATAATCTGCTGCACCCTAGGGATTCGCGGGTCCTTAAGACGGAGGGTAAACTGTACGCCGTCGTAGGCATCGTCGATGTAATCGAACGCACACAGCTCATCGAACCAAGCGCCATGGTACTGCTTACCACGGTACCGTTCTGGCTCGGATGCTGGAATACCTTGGATGATGGACCCATTGGTAAGGGTAATTTCAAAGAGGGACTTGTTGTAATCTCGTATAAGTGACGAGGGGATGATATTAATAAGTCCGGAGTCCCCTTCAAAACAAGTTGCCCGTATATCATTTGAGGTAGGGGCTGTGACCAGCCAACGAGTGTTATCGAACATCCAAGCACGAATGCCAATCCAATGACTAGCCGTATGCGTCTTGCCCGATCCTCGACCAGCCAACATAAGAAACGTATCATACTCCCCATCCTCTGGTTCTCTTTGGTGCGGAAGTGCCTGCAAGTGCCATTTGACCTGCCATAGGGCAGCATCGAGCTGTTGCTTAGGCCAGTGCTTATGCGACTCCGCGAATTTTTTAAGTACTGCTTCTTGTTTAGGTGTTAACGACATGGTATGAAGCCTTCTCCTACGAGAATGTGGTTGAACTTACCTTCAGTTTCGATATACACACAAGACTGAGGGTTAAGCGGCTCAATTAATTTGGGGTACCGCCGGCCAAGCTGAATTTTAGTTTTTGCTAAATCTTGGTTTGGTACCAAATTGAGCTTTGATTTAAAGAAAAGTATGTATCGCTGACGTATGCGGTTGTGTTCCAAGGTTGTTTTACTGCCTAGTGACTCGATTATAGACTGAACCTGGACTAACAACCGCAAATTCTTACTGGAAACCCGAAACATATTCTTCCCTCTGGAGTACTGGCGGCTTTTTGATGCCAAGATGCCTTGCAGCAGCTCAATACGCTGCTCTTCAGACGCTAAGAGGTAGTTGTTTGGTATCCGAGTGGGCACATTGGGTGCCAGTTGTGACTCAATGGTCGGAAAAACCGTAAAGTACCGCTCTTGGTTGGGTGTTTTGTAACCCACAGTGACCTTGTACCCACAATCTTTGAAGCGCTCTGTGATTTCTTCCTGCCGATTCTTAGTAAAGAGCAGTTTATTATGCAATTTTCTATTAAAGAACCAATACCCAAACACAAATGGAGGGATGGGTAGCGTTTGGTGGGGGAGTTTTAGCGGATGCGCCGTTGGGACCGATAGCAATCGTATGCCAGGGACATTCTTTAGCGGCCTGTCTTTCAGTTTTTCTACCGTTATGTTGCCTAACGGACGCCTAAACTTGAATCGGCCCTTGTACAACGACACCCTTGACCGGTACTTGTGGTTCTCGTAGGGGAAATTAAGCTGCTCGTCGCCCGAAACGCTAAGGTGATCGTTGAAGGTAACTTGATAGCACTTATCCGAACGGTACTTTTGTACCAGGGTTACTTTAACTAGGTCGCCGGTTTGATTAAATACATAATCACCTACTTGGATCTTCTCCGCTGGCTTCCAGTAATCAAGCGTTAGTACTTTTTCCGTTGCTAATATCGCCATAAAAATTCTCGAGGACCCAATTATCCAGCCATCGCCCTAACGGCGCTCGTATTCTGTTTTGAACCGATACCGGTAGCTTTTGTATGTTCATGGTTTCCGTGGTGATATTTAAACGGAACTCAAGATACCGTGCTGTCTCTTTGTCGAGGATTTCCACGGGAACATCTACCGAATCGAAATTGTATAAGTCGCATACCAATACCCGCAATCCTTGGAATTCGCCTGCAGCGCTTTCCAGCGCTCCTTGAATTTGATATACGTACTTACTCATACTCCTACTAATGCAAACAATGCCAGTAAATCGTCCCACATTGTAAAAATAAAAATTGACTCTGTCCCCTTTTGTCAGGATTGTCAGGGTAGTACGGGTCTATTCCAGTTATACCCCCCACTACGTTTTTTATTTTTTAAAATTAAAATAAAAAGAAGAATAGACCCGTACTACTAGTACTACCCTGACAATCGTATTCTAAGTCGTTGTTTTGTTTAGCCGCAAATGAGAATGATTCTCATTAACTGTGTCAGGATAGTATGGATGCAGTGCAGCATTTCATAATGCGGAATCAAATATGTGAAAAATTATAAAAAAAAATTAGGAAACTGCGAGTTATAGCAGCTTGAGATCTGAGTGGGCCCCGCGGCCCGACACCCCCGGTCTGTTTTTTGGGTGTATCGATTTATAAAAAGGGGACCCTCATTGTTAGTAAGCGCTCACTATCATATTGCCCATGCCGTCATTGCGGTTAGTGAGTACTCACTAACATCCAGGCAATGCACCACAATGGTGCACGCTCATTGTGCGCAGTATGTTAGTGAGTACTCACTCACTATGCCAGGATGTTAGTAAGCGCTCACTAACATACAGGCCGCAATGGTAGTGCACCAATATGGTGCATTGGTAAACTGGTAGTAAGCGCTCACTAACATGCAGGCCGGCGCAATGTAAGGGCTCACTAACATAACGGCACGCGTACGCGACGGCCGGGCTAGTGGTGCGGCGTAATACCCTAGACAATGAGCGGGTTTATTATCCATATAAGGGTAAACCCTATTAGGGTTTTTAGTTTGAAAACATAGGGTTTCCCCTATATTGACAACCCGCAAACTGTATTAATATTGTGACTGTAGTACCCTTATTTTTAATTTACTGGAAGGAATTAACACCATGCAAACTATTAAATTCAATACCGGCCGGCAATATAGTGCCAATGGTCAACGTATCGCGGCGGCACTATTAGACAATGGCGATATCATTTTTGTAGATATCGATCGCGGCCTAGAGTATCTGATACCG